TAGATGCATCGTCTTCTATAGTCTTAAATGCCATCCTGTTCCACTCCTTCGGTGTTATATTATCAATGCTCATTGCATCTCCAAGTTAATCTTGTCATTACGTTTCTTAAACTCTTCAGTATCTCTAGCAGACTTGTCAATCCAACTGTCAGGAATACTGTCCTCACTAAACCATCTGAATCCATTAGCCTCTGCCCACTCCGCATGAGATCTTTTAGTACCATCCTTACGACGCTTGGCTCCCGGCATAGGGGCTGATGGGTTAGCAAACAAGAATACCAGTTCAGTATTTTTAGGCAACACTTTTTTAACCCATATGTACTTATTGTATTCTTGGAAGTCCCAGAACCTACCCTTAGACTCAAGTAGGATCTTCTTCTTACCTACCTTTTTAACGAAATCAGGTTCGTACTTATGCTCAATAATATAAGAAACATAATCTGTGTGGTGTTCCCAATCTTTTAGAATTGATTCATGCAACACCATCTCCCAGATAGAGTCGTACTTGTTACCGTCTTTCTTTACAAGCTTTGGGCGTGGTACTCTAGGTTTGCGCCAACCGCTAGGTGATTTCTTTTTAGTACTCATCAACCACCTGATGGTTCTTTGCAAGAACCTCTAAGTCAGCCATTGTTATAGTAGCTAACTCGCGTCCATGCTTTACTAGTTTCTTAAGTCCTTTACGTACCCACTTAGGACTGTAAAAGCTGAGACGTATTTCTCTGTTGACAAAGAAGTAGTTAGTGTCAGGTAAATATTGATGTAAGTTATTTACATTTAGTTTTTCGTGTTCGCTCTCAGGAACAAGAGTCTTTAACCATTCTAATAGCAGCACATCGGAATGTCTTGAGATAGCTTTACAAGCTCTAGAGTTCATCTACAATCTCCGTTACTCTGGGGGTGGATTTAACTTCGGTTAAGTATACAGGGCCTTTAGAGTACATAAAGGTTCTTAATCCTTCACCATCATTAGCATCCGCATAACAAGAAAACTTGTGCTTGCAATAGAAACAATTTTTATTTAGTTTCATATTGCCTGACTTACCTTCGGGTACAGGATCATAGCACCGTTCAGGCGGGGTGTCAAGCGCAATAGACTCTTTTAAGTTATTTATTTTATTTCTTATGTTTATCTTATCCAGTTCTTCTGGGATGTATAAGGCAAGCTCGCCCGTTTCTTTATTGATTGCTAAGAAACCACCGCCGTCCGTACCTTCAGCGGCCTCATAGCCGCAAAGCTGGGCGATGTAGCCAAAGGGATCGTCCTCTGCCAGTGTACCATTAGAGAACTTCTGGAATGCTCTACCTGATGCAGTCTTAATATCTATGACTTCACCATCTATCTTGCAGTCCATGTGGCCTGTTATCCCTTCAACTGTCACCTCCTTCTGGGCTGAGTTAACCTCATGCCCTGACAGGGTAACCAGAAAAAGTAGTATCTCTTCCAGCAGATGGCCGTACATAAATTTAATAAAGGTAGATGGTGTAATATCAGAAACAGATCCTTGGCTTTTGTTTTCAAACCACAACTGTCTAGCAGGCTTACCTACATTAGACATGCGTAATGTAAATCCATTGTTTCTCTGTTTAGGATTCTTCCACTCGTAGAATATATTTTTTATATTATCGCCAAGCTCTTCAATTGCCTCATCAGGAAAATCAATACCTTCGTTGTTACAAAGAGGCTCAAGAGTGTTGTAAATATCCTGCACTAAAGTGTTTAAGTTTTTAGAAGAGTTCAAGTTGTTCTCCAGCAGGAAATAGTTTATCAAGTTCAGTAACAGCTACACTGGATCCCATATAGAACCACTCGCCCCTACGACCACGACCTTCTACAGTCAAAGCCTCATGCGCTTTAGATTCAGCAGTACGCCTGTCTGCAACCTTATAAGATTTTACAAGTGAGTAGTTCCTATAGGGAGATCCAGTTTGGAATTGTTTTATTCTATCTTCGGCATCAATAGCCATCCCTACCTTAACCCATCCCGGAAAAGCTGGGTTGTGCATGATATAAATAAAACCACTCTTAACAGTCTCATATCCTTTCAAAGAACTAAAGGCAGCGTCACCTAAAGTTTTATACCTTCCCGGCTTGTGCAACGGATGAGACTTTGAAATCTCTTTACCGTTTACCCACATCCTTCGCGCATCCCTAGCCTTAACAGTTTCTGGATTGTCTTTGTAGTAATATGGTCTATTTGTTTTAGGATTTATATTAGTCATCAGTTTTCTCCCTGCATTGTTTTATATTTAACATGCCGAATTACTCTTGATCCGTCTCGTTTATCTCCAACATAGAAGATAAGGTTTAATCTTTCTAGCTCACTAGGTCTAGAAGATATTGTGCTATATCCCATGTCAGGATAATTCTTTTTCATTTCTTTTACTGTAATCCCATTCTCACCTGACTCTTCAATTAAACTTAAAACAAATGCTCTAGTTTTTGCCAAAGGCACTGAATAGGCAGCGTCTTTGCTTGTAGCTGGGCCATCCTTTCTATGCAGTTTATGTGGGCTTAAATCGTCAAATATACTTAATTGTTTCATATCAGTGTGTCTCCGACCAGTTGCTTCCGACATTATATTCTCCGTCCAGTGGGCAATTTAAATTAAGTTCAATACCTGCTTGAATGATTGCTTCAACACCAAGGTTGCCTACAGTGTCAGCACTCATTTGTTCTGTCTCAACCTGCCATTCATCATGCACGTTAGCTACAAACTCAGCAGGTAGATCTTTTATTTTCTCATTGAAAATTACAAGGGCCTTCTTCATTACGATAGCACCAGCACTCTGAAGTAAGCTATTCAGTGCAGCATGTTTAGATCTGATGAATATCTTACGCCCATCCAAACCTTTTAAGTATCCCTTTGCTGCTGCTCTTTCAACTTTATCTGTAAGAGTTCTGAATGATGGAAGATTATCGAAGAAAGATTTTCTAAGTCTGCCACCAAGCTTCGCACCTCCGCCAGCCACACTTCCAAGCTTCTCATTTCCTGCTCCGTATAGGAGGGCATAGATGAAAGTCTTAGCCTGACTTCTTGATTCAAGTCCCGCAGATCTTTGATTAGCTGTGTGGACATCTCCGTTAACGATTTCATTAGTATAATCCTCATCATTAAGATAGTGTGCAAGCATTCTCAACTCAAGGCCGCTGGCATCAATACCAACTAGCTTGTGTTGTTTAGGTACAGTCCAACAAGATCTACAGTCTGCTCCGTATGGTGAGTTACTGCTTGGAACCTGTGCCAAGTTAGGACTGTTGTGTGTCATGCGTCCTGTAATAGTGCCATTACTATTTACAAAACCTTTTACCCTGTTGTTGTTATCGGCGCTCTTTAGCCATGATTCAACTTGAGCGACCCTTTTTTGATACATGAGATAGTCAGCAATAAGCTTGGCTTCAGGAATATCTTTTACTTTAGCAAGTATCTTTTCATCTACTTGTGGTTGACCAGTAGGTGTAAATACTTTTGGCTTCCAACCAAACTGAATAAGATATTCGCCTATCTGTTTACGTGAACCCAAGTTAAAGTCTGTTACTTGAACCCTTGCAACTTTCTTGCTAGTTTTCAAGGCTTCAAATTCATCTTCAGTAAGCCTTGTGTTCTTACCGAAGTTTGTAGTAGCTGACTTAGATAGTGTACCATCTTTCTTGTACTGTGGGTACAACCACATGGTTTCTTCTTTGGGTTTAAATCTTTCATGTACTGTAGTTACTACATCATCCATCTTACTGGATATTTCAGATAGTAATGCAGAAGCTTTATCAACATCAAGAAGGAACCCCTTCTCTCGCTGGGCACAGATTATCTTGTAAGTCTCCATCTCAATGTTTACACACTCAGGAGAGAACCCTTTGCTTTCTTTCTTCAGTGCATCAAAGACTTCTTTGTTCAACCGTACATCTTGCATACAGTAGTCCATCATTTCTTGACTGAAGCTATCGTAATCTTCAAACTCAATTTTAGGGCAACCTAGTGCATAGCCCCACCGCTCAAGTCCATGATTACCTTCACGCACCGGATTAAATAATCTTGAAAGCACAAGGGTATCTACAAGAATCTTATCAGTAAGATCAACTCCCGATAGATTCTTAAGTACAGGTACATCGAAGCCTATGATGTTGTGGCCTACCAGTTTGTCAGCGGAGGATAAAAGTTTATAACCCTCTTCAAGATCACTGGGGCCATACTTATACTCTTCACCTGTGTCAATATCTACTGCACATATACACCATATTTTAGTTGCGGGAATCGGATCAGTTTCAATATCAAAAACTAATTGTTTCAAAGTTCTATTTCCTCACCTGTTTCTTCTTCTACAAAGATTTCATTGAGTCTACCAGTATCCTTGTCATAAAGCAAGTGTCCTGCCAAACCAACTTCTCCAGTATAGCGAGACTTCAAGATACGCATACGGGTTGTTGAAGCCTCAATCGGATCATCAGATTGTTGATTACGCTCAAGTGCAATTACGCAGTCTGATATTTGACCAATACCATTGGAGCCTCTTAGGTGTGACAAGGATACTTCAACACCATTCTCATGGCCTTTGTTACCATCAACGCGGCGTAAGTGAGACACAAGCATCATACCTACACCAGTTTCCTCGACCAAGGATCGAAGTCTAGTCATGATGTTATCAATTGCCCTACGCTCATCGCCCTCGCCCATAGCGGATGTCATCATACCCAAGTGATCTATTACAACCCACTTGCAATCCAGACCGATAATCATGTAGCGTAGTTTAGAAAACAATTCTTCTACGTCCTGTACCCCAAGGTGAGAGTGTACGATTAAGCGGTGGGCATTCTCCTTATCGTGTAGTTTATCAAAGTATCCTGACAGTTCTCCAGCAGGTAGCTCATCCCTAATTTGTTTTATGTACAAACGCTTGTTTGCCTCAATAGAAAGTAAGCCATACACTGTACGCTTCCAGTTTTCTTCTAGAGCAAGAATACCTACATTGTCATTGGTTGTTTTCAGTAGCCAATGCTCAAGTTCTCTGGTTACACTAGACTTACCTAAGCCTGATCCACCTGTCCAAGTGACTAGCTCACCCTGTCGGATACCGAATAGTTTTTCATTCAAGCCAACCCAAGGGTATGGGATAGATTCTTTCTCATCATTCTGAAAGAACTCCTCCTTCATTTCAGTAATGTCGAGGACACCGGCAGGTGTATAAGTCTTAGCCGCCCACCAAGCAGCCATGAAAGCAGCGCCACGGTTGTTGCGAAGCATATCATTAGGATCTTTAAACTCATCAGGAAGATGAACTACTTTACTTTTCCCCGGCTTGAATAGTCTTGCTACCTTCTGCGCTGCGTCTTTACCTGCCTTGTCATTATCAAAACAAATAACTACATTATCGAAGGACTCCAGAAACTCTAGGTTTTCTTTGACATCTTTAACTCCACCGCCAGCACCGTTCTTAACAGATACTACGGGCCACTTGGAACCCATCATTTCGTATGTCGCCATAGCGTCACACTCGCCTTCTGTGATGGTAATAAACTTACCACCCGTCTGACATATCTGCTGACCAAACAGCATTGTACCTTTAGGGGAGCCTCGCCATGAGAAGTCTTTGGAAGTACAGTCCCTAACTTTGGTGCCGACTATTTCATTGGCAATGTAGTAAGGGTACATATGAGAATGAATTGAACCATCAGATTTTGCTGTAGTTTTAACTCCAAATTTCTTAGCAGTCTCAAGCGAGATGCCGCGATCTGTTAATGCAGTAAATGAACCTTCATTATTGTTCATTGAATTATTTTTGTAAGTCTTAAAATCTTCCACGTTTTCCTCTGGGTTAGCGTAATCAGGTATACGTTCATAGCAACTGAAGCAGTAAGCAGAACCGTCTGCATTAATACTAGCAGCATCGCTACTGTCACATAAAGGACAAGGTTGATGGAACTTTACAAATGCCATTAATTATATCTCCACATAAAAAGAAGGGGCCTTTTACAGCCCCTTTAACTTAGTCGATACCTTCAAGAGTTTCTTGCTCAGGTTCGTTGAGTACCTCCTCTAATTCCTT